GTAAACATCGTAGAACCACTACTACGTGAGATTCAGGGTCGTCGAGGTATCACTGACTTTAAAGTAGTCTGTGATGAAACTAACAATACTCCTGCTGTCGTTGACCGCAACGAGTTCGTCGCATCTATCTTCATCAAGCCAGCACGTTCTATTAACTTCGTGACATTGAACTTTGTCGCAGTTCGTAGTGGTGTAGACTTCGACGAAGTAGTCGGCGTAGTATAAGGAGATAGTCATGTCACTTAGAGTCGATGATTTTAAAGCAAAACTAAAGGGCGGCGGTGCACGTTCCAACCTATTCAAGGCTACTGTAAACTTCCCTGCATACGCAGGTGGTGACGCAGAGTTAACTTCATTCATGTGTAAGGCTGCACAGTTGCCTGCATCTGTAATGAATGTTATCAGTGTACCGTTCCGTGGTCGTGAGTTAAAGATCGCGGGTGATCGTACGTTCGAAACTTGGACTGTTACTATTATTAACGACACAGGCTTCGAGGTGCGTAACGCTATGGAACGTTGGATGAACGGTATCAATGCACACAGTGCAAACGTTGGTCTGACTAACCCTGTTACATATCAAGCGGATTTGATTGTTGAACAACTTGACAAAGACGGATCTACCCTAAAGACATACAACTTCCGTGGATGTTTCCCAACTAACGTTGCATCCATTGACTTATCGTATGAGCAAGAAGGTATCCAAGATTTTCAGGTTGAGTTCCAAGTTCAATACTGGGAAGCGAATACAACAAGTTAAATATGATATACATATAGAATCGGTGGGGGTAAAACCCCACCCATTCATAATGTGAGGCATCATGGCAGAGAACAACAACATTTTTCAGGCGTTCGGGTTCGAGTTAAAACGAGTCGCAAAACAACGAGAGGAAGATAAGAAGGCACCATCCATCGTACCAAAGATCGATGAGGATGGGGCTGGTTACGTCACTGCATCTGGTTCCTATTTCGGTCAGTACATCGATCTTGATGGTACTGGCGCAAAAGACAATCAAGAACTCATTCGTAAGTATCGCGTGATCGCAGAACACCCTGAGTGTGATGCAGCCATTGAAGATATCGTGAACGAGGCGATTGTCGCAGGTGAGTTGGAATCTACCATCACCGTCAATCTGGACAAAGTAGAAGCTCCAGACCGAATCAAAAAGACGATCACTGAAGAGTTCAATGACATCGTAAGTATGTTGAACTTCGAGGAGTACGGTCACGACATGTTTCGTTCGTGGTACGTAGACGGTCGCATCTATCATCACCTTGTGGTCAACGAGTCAAACTTGAAGGCGGGTATTCAAGAGATCCGTCCTATCGATTCGACTAAGATTCGCAAGGTAAAAGAAATCCAACATAAGAAAGACCCTAAGACGGGTGCGAAACTTGTGGATAAAGTCAATGACTTTTACATCTACCAAGAACGCGCAGGCGCTAATAATGGTATCAAGTTGACCAGCGACTCCGTATCTTATGTTACTTCAGGATTGTTAGACACGTCGAAGAAGCGTGTACTATCATATATGCACAAGGCAATCAAGCCGGTCAATCAGTTGCGTATGATGGAAGACTCTCTAGTCATCTATCGTATGGCACGTGCACCAGAACGTCGTATCTTCTACATCGACGTGGGTAACCTACCGAAGGGTAAGGCAGAACAACACATCAAGGACATCATGTCGCGTTATCGCAACAAGGTAGTCTATGATGCGAACTCTGGTGAGATCAAAGATGACCGCAAACACATGTCGATGCTCGAAGACTTCTGGTTACCACGTCGTGAAGGTGGACGTGGTACTGAGATAAGTACACTGCCTGGGGGCGAGAACTTAGGTCAGATCGACGATATCCTTTATTTCCAAAAGAAGCTGTACCGTTCATTGAACGTACCATTGAATCGTCTGGAGCAAGAGGCTCAGTTCTCTCTAGGTAGATCTACAGAGATCAACCGTGACGAAGTTAAGTTCCAGAAATTTATTGACCGTCTCCGCAGAAAATTCTCTAGTCTGTTCCTAGGCATCCTAAAGAAACAGTTGATCATGAAGGGTGTCTGTACCGAACAAGACTGGGAAGATTGGAGAACGGAAATACAGGTTGACTACAACCGTGATAACCATTTTGCAGAGCTGAAGGACGCAGAGATTCTGCGTGAACGTCTACAGACGATGGACCAGATATCACAGTATGTAGGTGAATATTTCTCACGTGAGTGGGTAATGAAAAACGTCATGATGTTTAATGACGAAGACATTGAAAATATGCGCAAAGAAGTCGAAGGCGAGAACGCTAAAGACGATGGCGCGGATGAAGAACCGGAGATGTAAATAATGAGTGACGATCAATCACTAGATGTTGAAACACTTGAGTTGGATGACGAAGTAGAGGTAGAGGCCACTGAAGAAGAGGTCGCCGTTGATCCTACTATGAGCTTTGTCGATGCACTTGCATCGGGAAACTTTAATGATGCAGAAACACTATTTAATGATATTTTAGGCGACAAGGTTCAGGCAACACTTGACGCAGAGAAGATCGCTGTCGCAGGACAGATATTTAATGGTGAACCAGATTACGAGGAAGACTTTACCGAAGACGATGTCGAGTATGGTGAAGAGGCCGCGGAGTTCGGTTCTGCTGAGGAAGTTGCGGTCGAGGAGACCGACGAAGAAGCCGTAGAAACTGAAGAGTGATAAACATCGGACAGCTGTCCGTCTAAGTAATTATTCTTTATTAGAACTGTAAGACGCCTCGCTGTGGGGGCGTTTTGCATTACGTTATAACAAAATGTTCGTTAAAATTTTTTTTTGTATAAATAATACAAAACGAGGGTGTTATGAAGACATTTAGACAACTGAGAGAAAATAAAGCGGTCATCAATAAAAAGATGGGCGGTTACCCAGTTGTCATCACCAAAACCCCAAAGGGTTACGAGCTGAAGATCGATGGTGATAAGGTAGATATTTTCAAAACACCTAAAGAGGCGGAGAAGACCGCGAAACAGGTCCTAAAGGACTTAGGTAAATTAAAATGAAACTGATTAGCGAATACGTAGAAAACGACATCGAATGCATCGTTGAAGCCAAAGAGAATGGTGAGAAGAACTATGTCATTGAAGGTGTGTTCGCACAAGCAGATCAAAAGAATCGTAACGGACGTATCTACCCTAAACCAATCATGGAGAAGGCAGTAAATACGTACGTTGAAAATCAGGTTAGTAAGAAGCGCGCAGTCGGTGAGTTGAATCACCCTGAAGGCCCTACTGTTAACCTAGATAAAGTTTCCCACTTAATTACTGACTTGAAATTGGAAGGTAATAATGTGATTGGAAAGGCACAAATATTGGATACTCCGATGGGTAAGATCGTTAAAGGTCTCTTAGAGGGTGGTGTTCAGTTAGGCGTGTCAACTCGTGGAATGGGAAGTCTTGAGAGTAGAAACGGCGTAATGTACGTCAAAGAAGACTTTATTCTTAGTACGGTAGATATCGTACAAGATCCCTCTGCACCAGATGCATTTGTTAATGGTATAATGGAAGGTGTAGATTGGGTCTGGAATAATGGTGTTCTTGAGCCTCAAGCGATTGAAGAGATAGAGACTGAAATCAAAACAGCACCGGCTGCAGTTCGACCTGAAGTGCAAATACGTGAGTTTAAGAATTTCCTCTCGTTAATCAAATCTAAACTATAAGGAGTCATCTATGACTGATCTTAATCAAGAAGTCGAAGTTGAAATCCGCGATACAGATGTTGAAACTAACGATGTAGCGGAGGAAACTCTGGACGAAGCGAAAGAGCCAGGCACTAACGGCGATGCGAAATCTGTGAAGGGACAACCTGTCTCTGAGCCAGAGTCAATCGCAACTGTCGATAAGGCGGCAAAAGGCGCTACTTCTAAGCAGGCACCACCAAAGACTAAGGCAGGTATGTTGAACGCAATGTATCAGACTGCTTCAAAAATGAAGAAGGCTGACCTACAAGCGGCGTACACTGCAGTATGTGAAGCGGCAGGTGTTGAACTAGAAGACGTAGCGGAACTTGACACATCTGCAGAACTATCTGCAATCGTTGAAGGTGAAGCGACTCTATCTGAAGAATTCAAGGAAAAGACTGCGGTAATCTTCGAAGCGGCTGTAAAGACTAAGCTGTCTGAAGAAGTCACTCGTCTTGAAGAACAGTATGCTGAAGAACTAGCCGAAGAAGTCGAGACTATCAAGTCTGACCTAGTCGGTAAAGTTGATTCTTACCTAAACTATGTAGTTGAATCTTGGATGGAAGAAAACAAGTTGGCGATTCAGAACGGTCTACGTACTGAGATCGCTGAAAACTTCATGAACTCAATGAAGGACCTATTCGTAGAGTCTTACGTTGAAGTTCCTGAGTCTAAGGTAGACCTAGTTGATGAACTAGCAGAGCAGGTATCTGAGTTAGAAGAGAAACTAAACTCAACTACTGGTGACGCTATTTCACTTGCAGAAGAACTAGAGACTTACAAGCGTAACACTATTATCGCTGAAGCCTCTCGTGATCTTGCAGACACTCAAGCAGAAAAGTTACGTGAACTTGCAGAGAGCGTTGACTTCGAGAACGAAGACCAATTCGTCAAGAAAGTTGCGACTATCAAAGAATCATACTTTTCAAAAGAAATCCCAGAGCAAATTGAAGAATCAGTTTCAGAAGAAGCTGAGGAAGTAGAAGTATCCGGCCTAATGGAGAACTACTTGAACGCTCTACGCAAAACCTCTAAAAAATAAGGAAGACTAAAATGAATCAATCATTCGACAAATTGATCGAAAAGTGGTCTCCAGTTCTTAATGAAGAATCTGCGGGCCAAATCAACGATCACCATCGTAAGGCAGTTACAGCTGCTATCCTAGAAAACCAAGAACGCGCAATGATGGAAGAGCGCACTGCAATGCAAGGCTTCATGACTGAAGACGCATCTGGCGGCGCGAACACTGGATCTGCAGCGAACTGGGATCCAGTATTGATCTCTCTAGTTCGTCGTTCTATGCCTAACCTAATGGCGTACGACATCTGTGGCGTTCAGCCAATGTCTGGTCCAACTGGCTTGATCTTCGCAATGAAGTCTCGTTACGGTTCTGGTAAGACTACTTCTCCAGAGGCACTATTCCAAGAAGCTGATACTGGTTTCTCTGGTACTGGTACTCACCCTAACGGTGAAGCAATGTCTACTGCAGCTGCAGAGGCTCTAGGTCGTTCTGGTAACGACGTTGAAGGCAACCCAGCAGGTTCTTTCGCAGAGATGGGCTTCACTATCGAGAAGGCAACTGTAACCGCTAAGTCACGTGCATTGAAGGCAGAGTACTCGCTAGAACTTGCACAAGACTTGAAAGCGATCCACGGCCTAGACGCTGAGACTGAGTTGGCGAACATCTTGTCAACTGAGATCCTAGCGGAAATCAACCGTGAAGTTGTCCACGCGATCAACTCTACTGCAATCCAAGGCGCAACTACTTCTAACATCAATGCTCCAGGCACTTTCGACCTAGACCTAGATGCAGACGGTCGTTGGTCAGCTGAGAAGTTCAAGGGTCTAGTTGTACAACTTGACCGTGAAGCAAACCAAATCGCGAAAGAAACTCGTCGCGGTAAGGGTAACGTCGTAGTATGTTCTTCTGACGTTGCAACTGCTCTAGCAGCTTCTGGTATGTTGGATTACACTCCAGCGATGTCTACTTCATTGTCAATCGACGACACTGGTAACACTTTCGCAGGTACTCTAAACGGACGCATCAAGGTCTACATCGATCCATATGCATCTTCTGACTACATCACTGTAGGCTACAAGGGTACTAACGCATACGACGCAGGTATCTTCTACTGCCCATACGTACCACTACAGATGGTCAAGGCAGTTGGTGAGGATGATTTCCAGCCACGTATCGGGTTCAAGACTCGTTACGGCATGGTATCAAACCCATTCGTTGGTTCACCACCACCAAGCGGCATCGCGTCGAACAACATCTACTACCGTTCATTCGCGGTAGCGAACATCATGGGTACTTCTACTACTGTATAAGTCTCATTAGTTCAATAAAAAGAACTGGTTTCAAGCTAGTCATTTTAGGGGAGTCTTCGGACTCCCTTTTTTTTGTGTATAAATATGGACTACTGAGGACATATTATGAGTCTAACAACTAACAAAAACTTTTTGCAACCTACAGGGTTTCGTGTCATCATTGACCGCGAGAAGTATGCGAACCTAGAGTTCTTTGCGCAGTCGGTGAATCACCCTGGCTCCGCAGTAGATGCTCGCGAGATCCCGCTGGCGAAACTACAGAACCTACCTATCGGTGGTGATAAGATATCATACGCAGAGTTAAGTATCAATTTGATCGTGGATGAAGACATGACCGCGTACAAGGAGATGCAGTCGTGGCTGGAACGCACCGTCGCAGAGAACGATACGACATCACTATATAATGATATAACCGTTGTGATCCTAACAAGTCATAACAATGCGAATCAACAGATACGATACAAGAACTGTATCCCTGTTAGTATTGGAACCATCGAGTTCACTTCCACTGCAGGTGATACCACATTCATTACGTTTGACGCTACATTTAGATACAGTGAATTTGAAATACAATGAGTCTGAAAAAATTTGAGATCAAGAACGCAAATGTTGTTGCGATTCTTGAAGATTTTCGTTATACTTACCGTGAGCTCTACAACCCCGAAGAAACAAACGAATGTATGTTTCCTCGTTACGTAGACAAGGCGGACTACTACACAGGCCCTGAGTTCCTCAAGGTCATACTTGATCAAGGTGAAGAACACTTGGGTGCCGCAGAGGTATCGGTGTGTTATCCGATCAAACCGCATCACTACAACGGGACTCATCCCGATGAGTATCAGAAGACATGGTCTAGCCTAGACGGAACACTAAAGGAAGAGTTGGGTCTATCGTCTAGCGCACTGTCTACTCTCTACCCACCCAATGGATTTATTGGTTGGCACAACAACGCAAACGCATCTGCATACAATCTCATCTTCTCATGGTCAGAGAATGGTGACGGGTGGTTCCGTTACATTGATCCAGTGAGTGGTGAAGAGATCACCGTGCAGGATGAGAAAGGCTGGAACCTAAAGGCAGGTCACTTCGGTCAGTACGGTTCAGGCGACGTGGTGTACCACTGCGCACGTACCAACTGTTATCGAATGACACTGAGTTACGTACTTGGGCACAACCAAGATTACTGGCAAGATTGTATTGACTACATCACCAATCCGTGATATACTATACCTTTTGCACCGTAGGTTTACACGATGGATTTAGACTCTATTAAAAGAGAGTGGGAGGAGGATTGCGTAATCCCCGAACATCGACTTGACGAAGTATCTCGCCAAACTCCTAGTTTACACGCTAAGTATCTAGGGTACAGGTCACTTGCAAAGTTGCAGCTGAAACGCGCAGAGAACGCACAGAAGACTTTGCTGTTGCAGAAGTGGAAGTACTACAACGGTAAGATGGACGAAGATGAATTACGTGCGACTGGATGGGATTTAGATCCCTTCAACGGACTAAAGGTTTTAAAGGGTGATATGGACCTGTATTATGATGCAGATCCCGAGATACAAAAGTCCGAAGAACGAATAGCGTATCTTAAAGAAATAATAGATACTATTACAGATATTGTTGATACTTTAAAATGGAGGCACCAGACAATCAAGAATATGATTGACTGGAGGAAGTTTGAGGCCGGTGGATAATAAAATACGAATAAGGATGGTCAACCACAGTTACTTTGCTGTGGAGGCTCATCCCGCACAGGAGAACGAATTGCGAGAGTATTTCTCGTTTTTCGTCCCTGGCTACAAGTTCATGCCTGCGTATAAACGTAAGGTTTGGGACGGGCGTGTCAAACTCTACAACACCATAACTAAACAAATGAACGTGGGTCTCTACACGCACCTACGTCGATTCTGCGCAGATCGATTCTACCAACTAGAAATCCTACAACACGAACAGTACGGTATTCCGTCATACAAAGACGAAGTCGATCACCCGACACTGATTAAGTTTCTTGCAAACCTTGGGTGTCCTTTTGAACCACGCGACTACCAGTACAAGG